TCATTGAGATGCTAAAGGTCATGTCGCTCAAGGCCGATGTGCTCATGTTCACCGGGCGCAGTGAGGAATACCGTGAAACTACGGAGCATTGGTTGAGTCACAACGTCGGCCCCAAGAAGCTGAACTGGGACTCGTGCTGGATGCGCCAGACGGGCGACTATCGAAAGGCCCACCTGGTGAAACAGGACATGCTGATGAAGGCGCGAGAGACCTACAAGCCCTTCTTGGTCCTGGAAGACACGCCCGAGTGCGTTGCCATGTACCGTGAGAATGGCCTTATCGTTATGGATATGGGAAGGGAAGAACACTATGTCAAAGAACACAAGTTCGTACTTCCAGAAGGGGTGCATGCCCCTCTCACGCTCATGGTGGGAAGCCCGGGCACGGGCAAGACAACTTTCCTACGTGGGCTGCTCGACAAGGGCCTTATTGACCGCGGTAGCATCGTCAGTGCCGACAACATCCGCACTGAGCTATACCCTACCTACCGTGAGGGTTTCCCCTGGGCTGAGGTTGACAACGTCCGCGTATTTAAAGCTATTCGTGGCATTGCGAAGGCGCGTCTTGCGGCAGGTCTACCCGTCATTCTGGATGAGACTCATTACAACGCCAGCTCTCGTCGTGATTCTGTGGCCCTCGTCGGAGCCGGAACGGAGGTGGAATACTGGGTCCTCGACCGCCCCCTCTACCAGAAAATAGACGACCGCGGCTGGCGGAGTACTGAATTAGTAACCGACCAGCATCATAAATACCAATCGTCCCTGCCATACGCCCTTGAGGGCGATGGTTTCCCCAACGTCACTGTCCGCGACTACCGAGAGGTTGTCTGATGTACCAACTCAACAGCACATATGTATGGAGAATCCTATAATGTTAGAGATCGAGAAGCGCGTTAAGAAGATTCCGCCGATGCGTCGCTACAAGGTTGAGCCGATGAACGACGTCCCATGGGACGACATGGAGGTGGGCCAGAGCGTCTTCTTCCGCAAGCGCGGGCAGGGGCAAGCTGCTCTGCGTGAGCGTATCTGCACCGCCAAGCTGGCGCGCAAGGATGCGACCGGCAAAGCCTACTCAGTGCGTACCTATCCCCATGGTATTCGTCTCTGGAGGACAAACTGATGCGCGTCGCTGCCTACCCCAACTGCTGCGGTTCTGCCGTTATCAACGATCTCGCCTGCACCAGAACGTCGGGAGGGAGAACGGGTATGATATCCCAGGAAGATGCCGAGGAAGAGCTTCAAGCGGCCATCAAAAAGACCGCCAAGAAGGCTATCGTGTCGCTCATCATCAACAGCGATCAGCGAGACGTCTACAAGGATCTATTGCCCAAGCACGGCTTCCGTTGCGTGCATAAGGAGTTTTATGGCGGACATTTCCGCACTCTCTTCATGTATGTCCGTGCTGCCACAGAGGACACACCCACCAACAGGGAGGAATATTATGAGGACGCACGCCGTCGACAAGCGTTAGAGCGCGAACGCCGGGGCCTTGCACCATCATCATCGTGTGTCGAAATTGCTTGGGCAAGGCCCGGACAATGACAGACCGCCCAAATCCCTCCAACGCCGAGATCAACAAGGAGCTAGAAGATGGCATATCCGATGAGGATCGTCGAAACATCGAAGTTGGTACCAAGGCGGCTGAGAGACTCATTCGCCGCGCTGGGAATGAACGTCGTCGTTGGTGGAAGCTCTCGGAGGAAGAGCGGCGCAATCGCCGAAGAGCCAAGTACGAAAAGTACGGGGTTTAGACCGCACGGATGGCAGCATCGGCCAGACCAAATGAAACGCAAGCTAATTTTGGAGAGCAAAGATGAGCAACCTTGGTTCACCCCGCGTCCGGGCACGTCAAATGATACGAGCTGCGAAGAGGCTATCGACGCAGCATATGGTGACGGGACGCATCGTCCCGAAGAATCTGTCGAAGTATACCGCGAAAGACTGCGCCGGAACTCAGGCAGCGGCACGCCGCCGTTCCCAAATCTTGGCTCGAACAACGCGCTGTGATAGTGATGGATGCGAGTGATTGGGATGTCCAGATCAACATCGCCGAGGAAATCTACGAGCTTGACACGCTCCACTTCCAAGAGAACCCCGCGTCGCTTGGTTTTATTAGACACTTCGTACACGGCGAGATTAGCCCGGAAGATGAGTACCGCAGCTTTGGTCTTCAACCGGGCGTCCGAAAGGTTAGAGTCATGGGAGCCTTTGGGCGACCCATGTCTCGACAGTACTTCATCGAACCACCCGAAATCCCAAGGGGAGCGTTGATATGAAAAAGTTTCCGAAGATTTGGCACGTTGGTGTCGAGCAAGTAGCCAACATCCTTGACGGCCCGGTGGAGATCACCGAGAAGATCGACGGCAGCCAGTTCAGCTTTGGCTGGTTTCGACTTTCGCCCGGCGTGTTCCAGTATGGTATGCGCAGTAAGAATGCTACCATCGAGCAGCTTGCTCCCAACGATATGTTTAGGAAAGCTCATGACTTTGCCATCGAACAAGCCGAGTTCGTCCCCCAAGGCCACGTTATCTACGGAGAGTACCTTCGTAAGGAGAAACATAACGTCCTTAAGTATGATCGGGTCCCCCATTCCAACTTTGCCATCTTCGGTGTCTACAACTACATGGAAAACACGTGGCTCAATCATGCAGACTGTCAGAATATGGCTTACGAGTTGGGGTGTGAAGTTGTCCCACTACTCCACGAAGGACCCCTTGATGAGCTGTCTATGGGCTATCTCAATACTCTGCTTGATCGGGATAGCATACTTGGCGGGTGTAAGATCGAAGGCATCGTCGTCAAGAACCTCAACAAGGCCTGTGAATGGCGGGGTCTTATCTACGACATCACCTGCGCCAAGTACGTCTCTGAAGCCTTCAAGGAAGTCCACGCTTCTGACTGGGTGAAGGAGAACACCAACAAGGGCAAGCTCACGGAGCTTGTCGAGAAGTATCGGTCTGAGGCGCGCTGGAATAAGGCCATCCAGGCCAGGCGTGAAGCGGGTGAGCTGCAAGGACAGCCCCAGGACATCGGACCGTTGGTCAAGGCTATCCACGCGGACATCTTCGAGGAAGAGAAGGAGAACATCATGAAGGGACTGTTCAGCATCTTCAAGAGTGACTTCACCCGCAAGTCGACCGCAGGGTTCCCGGAGTGGTACAAGCAACAGCTCGTGGAGGGCTTGGACCTGGGTGGTGGAGACGCGGTGGCGAGTGACATCGACATCACCGTGCAAGAAGAGGTCGACACGAAGGATGAAGTGGTGGAGATGACAGACCCGGAGTCCACACCAAGTGTGCTGTGACCAGCCCTACTAAATAAAAATCGCGGTCAGACCACGAAAGTTCTTGCATCGCCCCGGTCTGATGTGCTATAATGTAATTACGAATTGAGAATTTCCTTCCTCTTGGGGGCGGGATGGCAGGAGATTCTCGGGGAGAGGGACGGCACCCAGCCAACCACCTCTCCCCACAGTTAGAGGGACCCCGACGCAGACGGGTTTAAAGCGGTGCAGGAGTGGCACCACCCCTCGTTATCTCCAATCCGCCCCGGATATGGAGTCCAATGCAATACGAATACATCTATGTTCCCCACAAGGACGTCAAGTCCCCGGTGGAACTAGCTGAGGTCCTCAATACCGCCGGTAAAGAGGGCTTCAAGCTCATGCCTGAACTCATTCACCACCAGAACTGTTACTGGTTCCTGCATGAGGTCAACACGCCAGCAGACACCACTCTATCCGATACTGCAAAGACTATCGTCAAGAAGGCGAAGGCCAACAAGACACAGCCACGAATCGAAGGCACTGAAACTACGGAGGCAAAGACGGATGAAGTTTAATGACTATCCCGCGATTGGGCGGGGCGTTATCATGGTGGTGGGAGACAGCGGGGCTGGTAAGACCAGCTCACTTGCATCCCTCGCCAATGCGGGCTATAACCTGCGTGTTTTAGACCTGGACAACAAGCTGAGTGTTCTACGGAAGCACCTCACAGAAGAAGGTGCGGGAAACGTCAGCGTGATGACGTTCAAGGACGCTCTGAACAAGAAGGCCGACGCGTACAAGCGGTTCAAGAATGTAGTATACAACGGCTGGAAAGACGATGACGAGGACCTAGGGAAACTGGAGACCTGGGGTCCCGACACGGTCCTCGCCATCGACTCAGCGACGTTCCTCGGAGACATCATTAAGAATGAAGCGAGGGCAATGGATGGGAAGGCTAACTTCGAGAAGCTCTCCCAAGCTAACTGGTACGATGCTATCCTGCAAGTGGAGAACCTGTTCAACTTCTTGACCAGTGATTTCTTCAAGTGCCACCTTGTGATGACAGCCTTGCCGCTCCTAGTAGAGGACGAAGCAGGGATCAGCAAGTTCTACCCTAACATCGTGACCAAGAACTTTAGTGCAGGTGTCGGGAAGTACTTCGACAATGTAGTGCGTATTAGTAGCAAGCGTGACGGCTCCCGCATCATCCGAACGGGTGGTGACAATCGAATGGAGCTTAAAGTGAGTGGTGATTTCCCTCTCGAAATTCCGGCAGATTTGTCTGTGTTGCTGGCGGGGATCACAGGTAACAAAACAGACACAACCAACAGCTAGGAGATAGCAAAGAATGAGTGAACTCAGTGAGTTTCTAGACATCCGAGTTGGGGATGTTGAAGTCCCGCAGGTACTTCCCTCGGGCGTGTTCAAGTGCATCATCACCCGCTACGGGATTGATCGTGCGAAGAACGAGAAGCGGACGCCGTTCGTCCGTGTTACCCTCAAGCCGGTCGACGTCGTCGAGTGTGAGGACGAAGTGAACCTCAACTCTACCCGCACGATCAGCTCCGACTTCTGGCGTACGCCAGCGGCCGACAAGATCACACTCGACTTCTTCGAGCGCAAGCTCGGCATGGAGATCGGAAAAGATGATCGCTTCGGTGAGTTGTGGGAGTCTGCGCTTGGTGCCGAGGTTATCTGCGAGGTCAAGCAGAGCATCTCCAAGAAGGGTAATCCCTACGCAGAGGTTGTCCGCTTCCTTAAAGTGGACTAACTGTATCAGAGCGTAGCGCAGCTTGGTAGCGCACCGGCCTTGGAGACCGGGGGTCGTAGGTTCGAATCCTACCGCTCTGACATTGCCGGTGGAAAGTTTGGGGGCGTTGGTCCGGCCTCCAGAAAAACCACGGACCCCCCACCGGTCAGACCAAACTGAAATACACGAAATTTTGGAGAGATGATATGTCGATGCGAAATGTTGGAAAGCTGCGTGGCTAAATGGAGTTGGGCGCGGGTGTACTTGGAGGACGAGGCACCCGTACTCGGCGCAGGGTGGAGGGATTTGGTGATCAAGACGGGGCGCAAGCTGGTCACCATCTACTGTCCTTACCGCAAGCGCCGCAAGGTATTCAACAACGCCAAGTGGCACCCAATTTTAAAGAGGGTTAACGTGTGGACAGATGAGCCTGCCGAGATACTTGAGAGACTCGAGCGACTGGCACCTGACGCAGCGTTCACCAGGGAGATCAAGAATGAGATCAAGCATCAACCCAAACCTGAAAGTCGTGCGGGATCAGCTACCCCAAAGCGGCGGAAGCGGAAACGGAATAGCCCTAGTCGTAGGAGTGCCCGATGAAGAGGACGCAGTCTCAGGCTATCCCCTTGCTGGTAAAGCCGGGCGGCTATTCAATAAGCTACTCAGTGCCGCCGGGATCGACCGACGTGAATGTCTCGTGGTCTCCTGCTTCTCCGAACGGCCACCGCAGAATGACACTAAGTTTTTCTACACGAAAGGAAAGCTAAATGATGAGTGGAAAGGAGAGCCAACGCGTGTTGCTGCTGCTCTCAGTGATTACAACCCTGTTGTTACTATCGCTGTTGGCCCTGTCGCTCTCGAAATTCTCACAGGACTCAAAGGCATCACTAAATATCGAGGAACTGTGCTGGACTCTCCATACGGAAAGGTCATACCGACACTACTCCCCACGACTATCCTTAAAGGACAGTTCCATCACCGAGCGACTGTTGGAAAAGACCTGCTTAAAGCACGGATTGAGTCGGGATACAGGGAGAAGGTCCGCCCCCAGCGAGAGCTATGGATCAGGCCAACACTAGATGACCTCAGCACCTTTGAAAGACTGCACCTGCCTGCGCCCGACCGACTGTGTGTTGACATTGAAACAGACCCCTGGACAACGAAACAAATACTGTGTATCGGTTTTGCGCCCACACCCCGAACAGCTTTGGTTGTGCCGTTCATGGACAAGACCAAGCCGGGCTGGTCGTACTGGGACACCCAAGAGGAAGAGTTTGAAGCGTATCAGTGGTGTCGTAGGCATATTGAGAACCCTGATACAACACTGGTGGGGCAGAACTTTCTGTACGATATCCAGTGGCTCGACCGTAAGTTCGCTATCCGTGCTCGACCCGAGCAGTGTGAGGACACCATGCTTATGCATCACGCGATGCAGCCTGAACTTGAGAAGGGACTTGGATACCTCGCATCAACGTATACTAATGAAGCAGCGTTCAAGCAGATGGTAAGCTGGGCGCAGAACAAGAAGGAGGCGTAGTCGTGGAGTATAACAGAGTACATTTCTTCCGAGACCTACCGACTCGGGACTGCGAGATCACAGTGCAGCGTTGCATCACCCTGAACCGTGCGATCATTGATCAGATGGTGGAGGACATGTGCATGACACCCAGGACGGGTGAAGAAGAGTACGCCAAGAGGGCGGCAGAAGTATGGTATTCGCGCAAGGTTCCGTATGGCTATTTGCATGCACCTTTCGACGAGATTTGTGACCTGTCTGACCTGCCTATCTTCTTCGTACAGGAACAAGTCAAGAGGTTGGTTGCATGCGAGCCTACAGAATAGAGGGGGATGGCTGGGAGTCCGACGTCTTTGTCAGCGAGGGTTATATTATCAGTGCTGAGGATGAGATCGAATGGATAATAGGCTTCGAGATGGAACACATCAACCGCTACTTTGAACAGTTCGGGTTCCAAGTCACAGACTTACGGGAGTTACAATGATAATCAATAGCGCAGAGCTAGGCGACTACAAGCTGGACAAGGAAGAGAACTTGTGGGCGTACTGCGACCTGGACTGCGGTGTAACACACGAACTGTCGGGTCTCTTCCTCTCCATGATGGAGCCAGAGGCGAGGCGCACGTACGAGCTTTCCAAATCCCTCCAAGCACCAGTCTATGCGATGATGCGCCGCGGCATGCTGGTGGACCAGGACGTGATCCGAACCACACTAGAAGGGGAACCCAATGCAGGATACACGCTCGCTGACGTCGGCCCGTCCAAGGTTTACGAAACATCCGCCATCGCTAAGAGAGAAGTACGGAACCGCCAACTCGGGTTGGTACAGAGAGCCATACGCCTTGGGGGGATGGAAAAAGATGACACGCGCAAGACGAATAAGTGGCAAGTGGTGGAGCGAGAGAGTCTGTTACAGTCACTTGCACTGGCCATTTCTGGGAAGACTGTTAACTATCACTCTCCAAAGCAGCTCCAAGAACTATTGTATAAGCATATGCGCTTGCCTACTCAAACCCAGCGGGTTAAAGGGAAGGTCAAGGTTGCAACTAACGCTGTTGCTCTTGAGTCCCTCGCGCAAAATTATCCTCGGGCCAAGCTGATATGCAACGCGATCCTAGAGTGCCGGACGCTAGAGAACCTAGCCGAAGTCCTGCGGAAGAGAATGGATACCGATGGAAGGATGAGATGCAGTTTCAATATATGTGGAACAGAGACGGGACGCTTCTCGTCATCCACCTCAGTGTGGGACACTGGGATGAATTTGCAAAACGTCGCCCCCGAGCTGCGCAGGATCTTTATTCCGGATACAGGGAAGGTACTGTGGAACGTTGATTTGGAGCAGGCGGAGAGCCGTGCTGTTGCGTACTTGTCTGGCGACGAGAATTACATCACAGCGTGCGAGTCGGCCGACCTCCACACCACCGTCGCCTCTATGATCTTTGGGATACCTGCCGACAAAGAGTACGCCGATGGGCACAAGTACTATCGTCACTTTACGTACCGAGATATGGCGAAGCGGGCTGGACACGCTCTCAACTACGTACTTACTCCCCATTCTCTCGCAAGAAACATGAAAATTTCTGTGAAGCAGGCATTCCGGGTGTACCTACTGTACCTCGGCGGAGAGATGAGGGCGGACAAGGCAGCGGGTCTTGACCTGTACGACTTGGCGCATGAGAAGGACGGACGCTACCTTGTGTTCCCTGGTGCCTTCCCCGGCATCAAGAAGTGGCATGCACAGACCGCGGTAGAGTTAGAGACAGACAGTGCACTCACTACCCCGCTGGGACGCAAGCGTTACTTCTGGGGCAAGCTAGATGATATGGGTACTCTGCGTGAGGGTGTGGCCTACAAACCACAGAGTATGATCGCAGAGATTTTGAACATGGGTATGCTTCGCATCTATCACGAGCTACCCGAAGCAGAGATCATGAGTCAGGTTCATGATAGTGTCGCGGGACAATGCCGCGAAGAGGACCTGGCCTATGTGGTTAAGCGGGTACCGGAACTCCTGCATATGGAAACCCCGATCAATGGGAGGACGTTAATCATCCCTAGTGAAATGAAGGTTGGGTTCAATGGAAGGGACTTGCGTAAGTATGTCGATTAGATATTGTAGTAACGCGTCCGCGTCGCGGACACTAGCCAAGAGCATTGAAGTGTATTGGCACCAGAAAGGAGCATACGATGTCAGAGTATGGGTGGAGAGAGACACGGGGACGTACAAGAAAGCCTTGTATGTTATCCGTAGCAACATGGTCCTCAGTTGTATTTAGCTAATGCGATACAGCAAGGACTGGATACGATCTGCGATGGCGGTCGTACCGGGCGAACACCTGCCCGATATCTGGAAAGAGTGGACTGCACTAGCATGTGTAAGTGCTACACTCCAGAGGCAGGTGCACTACGTCCAGGGCGCGTACACAGTACGTCCAAACCTCTTTGTCGTGCTTGTGGGGGCACCAGCTTCCGGTAAGAGCACGTCACTAAGAGTGCTGTTCGGAAAGGTGTTTAATGATTTGTGTGAGCCTGTCTTCTCTAACGTACATGAGAAACAAGAAGCACAACTAGTATACGATAGGTACCTGAACCCTGAAAGCTCGGCCGACATTGTACCACCAAGACACATGCTAAGAGGGGAAGCAACCCATGCAAAGATAGCACAGATACTGCCAGACTTTGTAACAACATCCAAGATTGATGAAGAGACCAGTTACGGCTCCAGCCTTGCAGTTGTAACCAGCGAGTTCGGATCGTTCATGAACAAGAACGACACCAAGATTCAGAACCTACTGACGGAGGCGTGGGACAGTGACGAACGCTATGAGAAGGGAACTAAAGGGCATGGAGACAACTTTATCAAAGGCCTCACGCTTACGTGGATCGCATGCGCCACGCCGGACATGTTCGTCGAAAACATGCCTTCCATGGCAGAAGAGCAAGGGCTACTGTCACGCATCATCCCTGTGTATGTTCCCGGAAACCTTACTGTACAAGAGCTGGAAGAGCCAAAGCTAGATGAAGACAAGCTCGAGTCTCTCCGCCTGCACCTTGGCACCATCGCCATTGAACAGGTGGGTAGCTATACATTCCATGCCGATACGAAGGGTGTGGTCGCTGCTTGGAGGGATTTGGAGGCTAAGGGTATCGGCAAGGTGGAGCCAGTCATGCAGCACTACGCGTCGCGGAAGCTGTCTCACCTGATCAAGATGTGTATGTGCTACGCCGCGGCGCGGCGGAAAGAGCTGGTCATCATGCCCGAGGATTGGGAGTCAGCAGTCCAACTGTTGTTGGAGACTGAGAAGACCATGCCACAGGTGTTGCGTCGGTTCGCTATGTCAGAGTCCGGTCGCTTTGCAGACACGTTGGTGCAAGCGGTGAAGGCTCAGAAGACAGGCATGGCAAAGGCAGCGTTGCTCAGGCTGGGCACTAACACAGCCAAGAGTGTGATGGAAGTAGGCATGACGGTGGACATGCTGATCAAAAATGGTTCACTAATAGCTGACGACGATTGGCTTACATCAGGGAGGAAGTAATGGGATTGCTGGACCATAAGGTGGGACCTCGTCCGCCCCCCATCCCGACGAGAAAGAAGCGGGAGATTGTGTACCCAATTGACCATGTGGAGTGGCGCAAACCCCGGAAGGCGGGGCGGGTCACCAAGCTCAAAGGGGCGGCGTACCACGGAGTCAAGTTCGAGCGAGCTTGGGTGGACTACATGGTGAACAAAGGGCACGAGGGCTTCTCAGCAGGGGAGTGGCTCTACTTCGAGGACGCCAACGGCTGGGGCTACTGCCAGCCAGATGGGTTGCTGTTCAACCACAAGGAGGTCATCATCTTCGAGTGCAAGCTGGGGTTCACGTACCGCAAGGCGTACGCGGAGATGAGCAAGCTCTACAAACCCCTGATCAAGGAGTACACAGGCTACCCTGACAATGCTATCAAGTGCGTACAGGTATGTCGGCACCTTAAGCCGTCGTCAAAGCGCACCACTGTGGTGCACACACTAAAGGAAGTAATGCAATGTCCGAAGAAACAACTGACGTGGAGATGGAGTCCGAGCGTGTGATGCCGTTCGATCAGCTAGTGCGTTGTGGCTTTCCGCAAGGGAACATCGAACTCAAGACTACGACCGCGACTGCTATGATGTTACAGTCTGCGTTCATGACAGGCGGCGCAGTCATCCTGACCAAGGACGATGCTGAGCTAAAGGCTGGTGCCAACTCAGTGGGTGTCAACTGCGAGCAGATGCTCATGCTGGAGATCATTCCGATGAAGGCACAGATCATCCAGGTGGCTAAGCCTTCGCTGATCATCCCGCCGCATGGTTCCTAATGTTAAAGGAGACGAACCCAAAGGACAGGGTGGGGGTCAAGAAGGCCCCCCTCTCCACCGTGTCAGCCCTCGTTCTCTTGGAGCTTGGGTTGGCGATGTTCGAAGGCGCGCGAAAGTATGGGCGTCACAACTACCGAGTGGTCGGGGTTTTGTCCTCGGTCTACTACGATGCTGCGATGCGGCACATGATGGCCTGGTGGGAGGGGGAGGACAACGACCCGGACTCCGGCATCAGCCACGTAACGAAGGCGATCGCTTCTCTAGTCGTGCTCAGGGATGCTATGATCCAGAGCAAGCTCGAAGACGACCGCCCCCCACAGGCGTGTGAAGTTTGGATGGCGGAGCTGAACATGAAGGCAGCCGAGATCATCGAGCGTTACCCCGAAGCAAAGGAGCCACACACAAAATGAGCTACTGGTATCTAGCGTCACCCTACACACACTACGAAGAGGGCAGGCAGGCTGCCTTTGAACACATCTCCAAGGTTGCTGGGGAGCTGTTCGGGCAGGGCATCCCCATCTTCTGTCCCATTGCACACGGGCACCCGATGTCCATCTATGGTGGGATGCCACCAGGTGAGGTGGGCGACAAGCACTGGCAGATGTGGATCGACAGCGGCAAGTACTTTATGGAGGGCGCTATCGGCTGCATCGTTAGCACCATGAAGGGGTGGGAGGTCAGCCCAGGTGTGCTGAATGAGATCGCCTACTTCAAGAAGGCTGGCAAGCCTATCATGTACCTACCCTACGGACAGACGGCCAACAACATGACCATAAGGAACCCCGAAGATGACGAATGAAGCTATCAACCAAGAAGATCTGTTCTTGTTAATCGACACCCTCGACGCGCACGAAGCAGATGTTATGGGTGTGTCCTGCCAAACTTTTGTGCACGAGTTGAAAAAAACCTTGAAGATCTACTATGGAGACAAAGCTTATGACGCCTAAAGAGTACTCCGACATCATCAGCCAGCTTGATCTATACCCTGTACACCACCGCCTGGAGTGCTATATCCTGGGCATCAACGAGGAAGCAGGGGAGTTGGCGGGCAAGCGCAAGAAGCTGATCCGAGATGGGTACGGACCAGACATTCGAACCCAAATGATACTTGAACTTGGTGACATTATGTGGTATAATAGTAGATTGGCTACGTTCTTAGGGACTACACTGGAAGAGGTGATGGACATGAACGTAGCCAAGCTCAAGTCTCGACAGGCCCGAGGCACACTCAGAGGAAGCGGTGATGACAGGTAGTACATTCAAAAAGGGAGTAGCCTTCATCCTCACGTGCGCGCTGTTCGTAGGAGCGTGGCACGTGGGGTGGTTGCACATGATATGGGAGGCTGACAAGAGCTACCTATCGGCAGGCATTTTTGGTCTCTTCCTCTATGGATGGTACGCTATCTTCCGCAACCGCTGGGACCGAGTGGAGTTCGCCGCGGAGCAGATGCCCAACCTGGGTCTCATCGGCACCGTCGTGGGCTTCATCATGGCCCTGATGTCCATCGATCCTGCGGTTGCCATGACCGCGTCAGGGGCACAGGGGCTAGTCACAGCCCTAATCTCCGGCATGGGCGTGGCACTATACACCACGCTAGTCGGGTCTGTTGGATACATCTGGCTAGCCCTGATGACACACCTGTTCGATGAGTAAACCCAAAGCACGCTTCCTGTTCCGGGACATCCTGCTCAACATGATGTTCCTGTTCGTAGCCATTGCCATCATCCTGTTGTCGCACGTCAACCCACCGGCTAGGAACGACGAAGCTAGGCCACCCGGCACGTTGTCGGTGCAGATACGCTGGCCTGATGGACACCGCGGGGATGTTGATGTGTGGATTGCCGCCCCCGGTGACGACGTCGTGGGCTTCAAGCGACCCAAGGGTGAGTTCATTGATCTGGTGCGGGACGACCTCGGCAAGGTCAACGACAACCTGGACCTGAACTTCGAGAACCTCTACAGCAGAGGGCTGCCCGACGGTAAGTACGTTGTCAACCTCCACTACTATCGCTACGCCGGGCCGGTGGCTGTCAAGGTGGAGATCATGATCAACGGCCGCACCGTCCACCTGAGTACCGTTGGCCTGGAGTTCTTGAATGATGAGGAAACAGTCATCCGTTTCTGGATCAAGAACGCCCACATCGTGAAGCAGGATGACATATATGAGGGGATACTACCATTCTAAGTCCAGACATGCTACTGTTCCTGTCACTCACGTTTGCCATCGGCGGCATGGCATGGGTCCTGTTCCCTAGTTGGCGCACCCTGGTTGGTGTTGCTGCCATCGTGGCAGGTATCTTCTTCATCGTACCCGAGATCCTAGGTAGGGGCAGACCAATGCCTACAACGGTGACGCGGGGAATCGTCGCGCACGTTTTGGAACACGAGGTACGCATACACATATGGGCACAGACGAAGGCAGGCATCCGCTACTACATTGTCCCTTGGTCTACGCGTCTCGCCAAATCCCTCCAAGCAGCAGGCAAGGCAAAGAAAAAGGGTAAGATCAGAGGCTATGACATCGTCCACAAGGAGGGCAAGTTCCGTGTACTACAACGGGAGTTGACTCCATCACCAGAGAAAGAAGTACCATGAAATTCATCCCATACTTATTGGCAGCAGCATGCTTTGTCGGCATCCTTCTGACTACCAATGTAGTGGGCCAAGAGGTTCCACAGTGGGTACCGTATGATCAGGTGCGCACCAGCTTGGCAGAGAACTTCAAAGAGATACCCATTGTGATGGGTGTTGCATTCAACGGCAACATCATCGAGTGGTATAGCGATGGGAATAACTGGACCATTGTGGAGACTACCCCCGCATGGATGTCCAGGTTCCTTGGAACAGGGAAGGGATTCACAGTGATTCCACCCGAAATATTAGGAGACGATTCATGAGCCATCACGACAAACTACACAGCGGTGCTGCCAACGACGCGTACCGTGATAACTACAGCAAGATCTTTGCTAAGAAGAAGCCGGTGAAGAAGCCGGTCAAATCGGGCGGCAAGAAGTCAGGCCCCCGACCCTAACTCCCTTAAATTTAACTGAGCACACCCACCCCCACGCGGGGGTGGGAGAAAGGTTTACTATGTTCCCAGGTCCCACAATGGAGCTAGCGAAGAAGCTTCATCAAATAAAATACCGTGCCAAAGACGAGACATTCAACGAGATGGTCATCCGTTTTTGTGACGCGACAAAAGACAGTCTTGAACACTTTGAACAGATGCGCCCCATCGTGGGCAACCAGTACTTCCTACCAGCAGGGCGACAGCAGTCCGCGGTGGGGGCGGTACGCACCGTGACTCCCTTCTCGTGCTTCGTGTCGGGTATCATCGAGGACAACACTGAGTCCATCATGCTTCGGCTGACCGAGGCGTTCCAAACCATGCGAGTAGGCGGAGGTATAGGCTATGACTTCTCACGACTGCGCCCGGCGCGTGCCCACATTGTATCTCTTGACTCGGAAGCTAGTGGTCCACTACCCTTTATCGACATGTTCGACATGTGCTGCAAAGCAGTTTCTAGTGCAGGACATAGACGGGGTGCCCAGATGGGTGTGCTTCGTATCGACCACCCAGATATTGAAGACTTTGTAAGGGCCAAGTCAGAGCCAGAAAGATGGACACAATTTAACGTAAGCGTCGGGGTGACCGACGACTTCATGAGGAAGATGGCAAATGATGAAGACTTTGACCTCGTCTTTGAAGGACGAGTTTACAAAACAGTACGGGCTAGAGCACTCTGGAAACTCATACTGCGCTCAACACTCGAGCACGCCGAGCCAGGAGTGCTGTTCCTTGACACCATCAACAGACAGAACAACCTCCACTACTGTGAAGTCATGGAGGCGACCAATCCGTGCGCTGAGCAACCTCTGCCACCGTTCGGTGCTTGTCTGCTTGGGTCGTTTAACCTGGCCAAGTACATGGTCCGAGATCTGGGAGGATTTAGATTCGACACCGATCTCTTTCTGTCACACATACCTCCCGTTGTTCGAGCCATTGACAACATCATTGACGGAGCACACTTCCCACTCCCGGAGCAAAAAGAAGAGGCGCTGAACAAACGTCGCATGGGCCTGGGGGTCACAGGTATGGCCAACGCCATCGAGGCTATGGGCCTGCCGTATGGTAGTGAACACTACATCAAGATGCAAAACAAGATCATGGAGGTAATGAGAGATGCAGTCTACGGAGCAAGCGTCAGGTTGGCTGAGGAGAAAGGCGCATTCCCTCTATTCGATGATAAGTATCTCGATAGTGGTTTTGCTCGCACTCTCCCTGATTCTATTAGGAATTCCATTCGCCTTCATGGCATTAGGAATAGCCACCTACTTTCTATTGCCCCTACTGGTACTATCAGTCTTTGTGCTGATAATGTATCTAGTGGTATTGAGCCTGTGTTCACACATCGAGTCGAAAGAGACGTCAAGTTCCCGGACGGAGAAGAAAGCTTCGTCATCGACGACTATGCCTACCGGGAGTGGGGCATCGAAGGCAAGACAGCGCACGAAGTCAGCGTCGCAGAACACGTTGCCGTTGTCAGCGCTGCTTACCGCTTTGTGGACAGTGCCGTCAGCAAAACGGTCAACTGCCCGAACGACATCACGTGGGACGAGTTCCGTCTCATCTACTGGACGGCGTGGAAGAACGGGTGCAAAGGACTAGCCACCTACACCGACGGCAAGTCACGTGACAACATGATGCGCGCGGCCGTGGAGGAAGACAGCGATGGTGCTGCCTGCTTCTACGACCCAGAAACAGGGACTAAATCTTGTGACTAATGAACAACTATACGCAGAGGTAGAGAAGTTGTGGCAACGCATCTTCCGCCTCGAGGCGGAGGTAGACACGCTCTCGCGAGAGATCAAGAACAACATAGCTAACGAAGGAAGGACGCGGTAATGGCATGGGGTATACCACTAGAGCTATTGACTATGCTAGGGAGTGGCTTGCTCGGCGGGCTGCTCAGTATCTGGAGTATGTCAATCAAGGCCAAGGCAGCGAGCCACAGCCAGACGCTGTCGATGCTCAAGACACAGAACAAGGCCGTGAAGGACGCACGGGAGTACGAGAACGAAGGGTTCCAATTCACCCGAAGGACCATTGCTATTTTGGCTGTATTCGCGGTGATTGTATGGCCAAAGATGGTGCCAGTTTTCTGGCCCGATATCATGACGAGTGTAGGATATACGCTATGGAACCCAGGGTTCCTGTTCTTCGACGGTAGTGAGTACGTGACGTGGGAGAGCTTCAAGGGGCTGGTGCTAACACCACTCGACACACACCTAATGAGTAGCATCGTGGGATTGTACTTCGGCAGTAGCTTAGTACGAAATGCAAAATAACTCTGGCAAATCCCTCCAACGTGTGTTATAATAGTATATAGAAGGAGACTTAAATTGAAACATCTTGTAATACCTGACTCACATGTGAAGCCCGGTCAAAACCTTAGACGGTATGCCTGGGCGGCACAGTGGGCTGTTGACCAACGAGCTGATGTCATCATCGACATGGGGGACTGGGCTGACATGCCCTCACTCTCCAGCTACGACAAGGGCAAGAAGTCTTTCGAGGGGCGGAGGTACTCCAAGGATGTCCAGGCGGCGCGAGACGCACGGGAGACGTTCAACAATATTATCAAAGACCACAACCGTAAGTACCCCAAGGACCAGTACACGCCGCGGAAGGTAGCCTTAGGTGGCAACCACTGTGAGGGTCGTATCCGCAGGGTAATAGAAGACGAGCCTATGCTCGATGGTGTAATTCACTGGAGGGATTTGGGCGCGGAAGACTATGGGTGGGAGTACGTGCCATTCCAGCAGGCCATCGGCATCAACGGGATACAGTACTGCCACTACTTTCCAAGCGGTGTTATGAACAGGCCCATTGGTGGTATCCACCCCGCGGCATCGTTGCTGCAGAAACTGTTTGTCTCCTGCACTGCGGGACACAACCACACGCGTGACTTTAGCGAGCGGACACGGGCGGATGGCAGGAAGATCTGTGGTCTCATGAGTGGCTGCTTCTTTGAGCACAACGAAGGCTACGCGGGGGCGGCGCAGCAGCTATGGTGGAGAGGGCTGGTGATGTGCAACGACGTCAACCAGGGTTTCTACGATCCCGAGTTCAAGCGGATAACTACGTTGCAGAAGGAGTACAGCTAATGGAAGAGTCACGCAAGCATGAAAGGAACCAGCTAGATGCGGAGAGACATTGGAAAGTGTTTCAAGAATGGTATCGGGAACAGTATGGCTATCGCCTTGAGGACGAGCCAGTACCGGAAAAGGATAGTACCTGATATCAAGAAGTACAATCGTAAGAAAGAGAAAGCCCGCTTGACGCGGGCTTCTTTTTAGTTGCCAACGAAGAAGTTGATGCCCAGGAAGGAGGCCACCCCTACACTCACAGTCACTAGTCCGGTGAACCAGGACTGCTTGTTCTCTATCCTATTGATGCGCGCCAGCACCTTCTGATGATCAAGCTCAACCTGCTTGTCCTTGACCTCAGCATCGTGCTTGACATCCTTCCAGTGCTGCTCTAGCCCATCGACCTTGCCCTCGATGTTGCCCAGCGCCCTCATTATATCATCGTTCGTACTCATTACAACTCTCCGCGCATCTGCATGATGCGTCTGCGTTTGTGCACTGGAGCAGACATGATGCCCCTAAGCTGAGGGTTCATATCAAAACGTGCGCTCTTAATAATGCCACGCATGTTAATTCTAATCCAGTCTTCTGGAGCTGCCTGTTCGTTGTGCCGCTGTATCTTGGCGAAGATGTTTTGCATCTGCTGGGCGTAGTCGCGCGCCGCTTCCATGTCACCCCTGCGCTGGGCATCAATCATGGCACCCACTATGCGCACAAGCCTGCCGCGGTACCTTTGTGTAGGTCCAGTGTCCTGCGACTCACGTTGCTCGGCACGTCGCCTCTCACCAGCATCAGCCAGGATGGCAGGGTTGAAGCCCATCGCTTTAAGCAGGTGGTGGTATGCCTTGATGTCTTCCTTCGAGACGACGGTGTGCCCACGCTGTGTCTTGTAGCCCTCGCCTGCATTCATGACCATGCTTGTTAGATTCTTGACGAACTGTGGTGTCATAGATCTGAAGAGTGCTGCAGGCATGCCTTCACCACCTTCACGACGTCGGTCATACTCCTTGTAGCTACCGACGAAGGTCGAGCCAGTTGGACCGGCGATCTCGTAGGCGTCACCCTCTCCAAATATGGAGCGCGCCAGCTCAGAGCCAGGGAACTTACCGAGGCCAAGCCGCTTGTCGATAGCGACACCAGCCATGGGCCGTAGCACACCATGCATCAATGCAGAGATAGCGCCGTCGCTCATGCCCATCTCATCACGAGCAAAATCTCTGAGGAATTGGGTGATGTCCAGGTCGTAGTCAGAGAACATACCATGGATTTCTTCTGCCAGATCCTCGGCATCCTCCGCCCCCGGCATGCCCTCATACCCAGCAAAGATCAGCATCATCGCACCCATCTGGAGAGCAGCCAGCTTGCCACCCGGTCCGCGGTGAGCTATGTTGCTCAAGATGGTGGACAGGATCTGACGCACCCAGGTCTGGAACTGGAAGACAATCAAACCGCCAGGCATGTTCTCGTACGGTGCCCGGTTGGTCTTATCGAACTGCCCCATGATGTCGTCAAGCATGTAGATGGAGAAGTTGTAAGCTGGATCAGTTGGGTCCTGCCTGTTCATCTCGTTCCACAAAGACTCGTCCTTGAGATTGCGGTTAGCATTCTGGAGGGATTTGGGGTCTTGTGCAATGCGGTAGGCTGCAATGAACTGGGCAATACGACCCATCTTCTCCATCGCGCCGAACGCTGCGGCACTGTAGTTCTGTCCCATCGTGACAATCTTGTTCATGTCCTTGGCGTAGCGCCAGTTGGGGATGTCATTGGTGGTCACGCCAACCTGCTGCAGCATGAGCATCGGAGCCAGGAAGCCCTCGTCCCACGCGCGCTTGACAGCCTCGAACTCTGCGTCGTTCTTAAATAGTTTGCGCACCTCAGGGCTGTCCCAATGCGGGTCACCTGTGACCTGTCCCGCGAACTTCTTGAGGCCCTTGGTCTTCTTCAGACCCTGCGTACCCATGAGTTTAGCAGCAATAGCGAACCCGGCGGTCACCTCCTGGTAGGCCCTGAGGCTCCCTGTAAGCCCGCTCAGGTGGGGTGCAGAGTACATAGGTAGGTTCATGAGCTGTATAGCAGCAGAACTCATGTTAAAGCCTAGGTACCAGAAGAACGTAAGCGCCCGAATCTTCTTCAAATCCTCGGTTGGCTCCATGATATTCTTGAGATACTTGTCCGCATTCTCTTTGACTTGAGGCATCTCAGCAGGGATGTTACCCACGATCTGCTTGAGCTTCATGCCATACTTCATGCGCGATGCAAAGCCAGCCGCACCAATGATATACCTGCCCCAAGCCTTCTCGAAGTCAGTGGAGTAACCGTCAAGCATCTGGGAGTGCTTGAGGTGAGCACCAAAGCCACGCTGCTTGACAAGCTGCTTGACCAGGGTGTCGATGTCTTTGTAGGCGTCCTTCTTGGCGTCACTGAGCTGCCCCACCAACATGTCCATAGCCTGCAGGGGGTTGCCCGCCATGCGGTTGATGATGTTCTTGGTCATCTTGAACATGGGCGCTTCGTCGCGCGTCTCTTCCCTGATGATCAAGCCTGGGTACTGTTCCTTGAGATCCTCTATAGTATCGTTGATCAGCTCAGGTGTAGCCTGCTTGCTTAGCTTCTTCCAATGAACCTCTGTGCCGGGTTTGCCTTCCTCGTCTAGTTCGTAGACAGCAACGCCCTTGCCATCACCCTTCTTAACACGCGAGCCTTCACGTCGGCCGAGAGCCTCAGCTACTTCCGTATTGACCTTGGCATTGTTGATCCTCTTACCCTTCACCGTCCACTCTTCCTCAAAGGACAGGAATGCCGAGTCCTCATAGACTATCTCGCCGAGATCGTCGGTGATTATGTTACCATCTTCATCGAGCTTGGGTGCCTCGAGAGCCATACCCCACTCACCGAACCGACTGAACGGCACGTACATGGAGTCTTGCATTTGATGCTCTAGCTCTTTGAGATGCTTAGCAATCTCCGTAAAGCGCTCAGCTTGTGTGCGGAACTTGTCTGCTATTCTGCTCTTCTCACCCTCGCCAGCAATCAGTTGTTCTGTCTGCGCCCAGGCTTTGAAGTTGTTCTTCATCTCCGTAGCCTTCTCGGCAGTCAGGTCAGTAGGCACCTGTGCCCGATGACCAGTCTGTGTCAGTGTGTACTCTTGTTCGTGCAGGTAGGCTTCCTTGAAATACCCGAGCATCTCTTCGCCCAACGTCTGCATGGAGATAAGGGCCTCAACAGTTTCCAGGTCCTCAACACGTACCACCTCATCCCTCTTAGAGAGTTGGAGGTCACGACCCGTTGTGTTTTCTATGACGATGTGGTTATCTCTAGTCAGGATAAGCTTCTTGCCATTTATGCGTGCCACCTCCATGACCTTGTTGGCAATGTCCTTCTTCTCACTACTGAGCTGCACGTAGGGGCGGATGTGCATAGTGGAATTGGCCACGATCTGGGAACCCCAGCGCTTCATGTCCGAGCCAGCCATGTAGGCCTTAGCCATGTATCCGTTGCGCTTGGCCGCGCCCCGCGGTGAGGCAAAGAAACTCTTCCACTTTGAGACGTCCGTAGGTGCCTGCTTCTCATAGTCCAGAGCAACCTGCGGCTTACGCCAGTTGCGTGTGATGTCGATGAGTGCCTGGTTGGCCTCGTGTACGTTCTCCTGCAAGTCCTTGGCGTTGTTGTCTAGTGCAATCCAGACACCGTCCATACGCATGCCATCAAAGCCACCCTTGCGTGCGATCTGGAGAGGAAACTCCGCAACCATAGGCGTATCAGAATTGATCAGATCTTGAAGAGTAACGGCTTGATCAATGGTAGCTTTAATACCTGCAGCTTCGACGGGGTAGTTCTCCACAAGGGGGTCAACCTGCCGGTGCATCCAAGCACGCTGAATATCTGTAATAGGTCTATCAGCATAGAGAGGGTCCTTGATAGAGGCCACACCAGGGAACACCTGAGGCCCTTGGAAGCCTGCGTTGTGCCACTCCTGCCACGCCTCTAGCTCTGCAGGCCCCATGTCATCAGGCATGAAGTCGCGCAGGTACTCGTACGCCTGGGTGTCCTCGGCGTGCTTAGCAGCGTGCAGTGGGTTGTCGTACATGTAGATGCCCGGACCGATGGGACCTGCGAAGTCCGTCATCAGGGGGTCACCTGTCTGCGAAGGGATGCTGAGGACTAGTGGTCGACCGCCCCCGTCGATGGCATGGCTCCCCTGGAACCAGCGCCGGAAGGCCTCTTCGCCCATGGCTAGCTGCTGCGCCATCTGAATCGCTGTCTGGTGTGCGGCTGGGTTGCGATCAAGGCTGAGCTGTGCTCCACGTCGACCGTCTCTGACCTCCTGGAAGATGTCATCCATGCGTGTGAAGCCGCCGCTCATCAGAGCATTTCGGAACCGTCGGAGCCACTTCATCAGACGACGAAGGAGCTTCTGCATGGGTACAGGCCAGCGCTGCATGCGCATGTCTTGCTGCTGCTGTTGGATCATGAACACGGAGGCGGTATAGGCTAGCGCTTCCTGTGGGTTAGCCTCCATCTCCTGCATGATCTTGTAGATATGTTCGCGACCGAAGCCAAGTTCCTGTCCGTAGTACTCAGCCACCAGAGCCTGCGCAGAACCGAGATCCTCTGCAATGATTGACTTGGCGTCATCCATCAGGTTATGTTCTCTGTCGAGGTAATGGACCATCTCATGGAAGGCCGTGAACAGCGCCTCGTTCCAGCGCTTCTCGCCTGGGCGCATACGGTCTAGGGCCAGCCAGATGGTGCTACCCATAGATATACCACCCCACTTCTTGCCGTGGTAAGCCTCGACGACAGCATTGTTCTTATCGATCTTGGCCCCGGGAGCAATGAGTGCAGCCAATTCCTGGAGGGATTTGTAGATGAGTTCATTGAGGTGGTCCTGGCGCTCCTTGCCAATCTCATTGAGTTCTCTCCAGGGTGTGTTGCTGGTGGGATCAGGTGCCACGGCCTTCATGATCACAGTGCCGTCGACCGGCACCTCCAGCATGTGCACACGCTTGGTGACACGACCCTTAGCACCGGCATCCCAGGCTACTTCACCGACGGTCGACTTGTATTTGCCCGGCTGCTCGTTGCCCATCTTCTTGGCGGTGCGTGGCATGCGCCTGTCATAGTGCGCCGTCTCCCACGATGTCTCGTGGAGCCACATCTTGGGGTTGTTCTTGTCCTCAGCCGACAGTTTGTATTCCTGCAGGTTGTTCTCTTTAGCCAGCGCTTGCAGCCAAGGTTCAACATACGTAATTACGTCGTACTCGCTGGTCGTGATTCTAGCATCTTGAATCTCTCGCATGAGATCTTCTGGAATAGCAGACTCGTCGATGATCTCTGCTTCATAGGCCATGGATGAGAATGCAACGAAGTGATCACCCTGCATCTCAACAGGCCACTCGCTACCAAAGAAGACTGTAGTAATATGTGTAGGGGAGAAGGGTATTTGAGCCTCGTCCTGAATCTCGTCCGCAACCATTCCTTCTGAAATGGTAGTCCGAGTAAACGGATGGTCAAGCAAACGCCCCACACTAGGGCCAGCACTTGCATCCGACATGTCATCCACTGACGTAGTCGTGGAGCTGGCGGCAACTGCTGCTTTCAAGTCATCCGACATAAGTTTGTCTTGCGCTTCAACAGTCGCAACGAACCAGTTGTTATAGTCTGACCAGTAGTACTTTGCCTCGCCTTGGGCCGTCGTAATCTTACGCACAGCGGTAGGCTTGACTGTGTGCCCATTGCGCAGGGCCTGTGTCATACCGTCCGTCCACGCCATCTGCTTGTAGCCGTTTGCAATAGCATAGGCATACGCACGCCGCATGAGCAGGCTCTGCCAATTCTCTTGCAGGTACGCGGGCATCTTGGCGAAGTTAGACTTGGTTGGTGGCTGCAGTTCCTCGAGCATGAGGACTGACTGACCGTCGTGTGTTACCATGTCGTGCATACGAATCCGCCCGATGGGATTCAGAATGTCATGTGCAAAGCCGTGTCCGTCATTCCATGTGGCTGGCACGTGGGGGGCGGTGAGATGGATCTCTTTGTAGTTCTTGAGCGCAGGGTTATCACCTATGATGGTGCCGCGACGGCCCATGTGTGGTGGAGACTCCGCAGCATTGACGTTGCTGACAACCTCAACGATGTGAAGCTGGCGCTCGCGCACCCAGTTCATCATGAAGTGCTTGGTCTTCTTCTCCGACAGCTCCTCGTCTGTCATGGGGTCAATGGAACCGTCGTGGGTGTCCTGCACCATCAGCATGTCTACGTATAGCTGGTTGGTGGCACCCCTGATGACGTCGAGCCAGTCCTTGATGGGCATGCTCTTGGTCGGTATCTTCTGTAGGACACGCAGCACCGGATCGTGCAGTCGGGAGAACCCATCATCGAGAGATGCAATCGACGTGTCCGCCAACATGAAGTTGACCTCAGGCAGGAACTCCAAGACCTGGCGCTTCAACAGCTCACGGTAGCTCGCACCAGACCCACCCAGCGCAGCATCACCCTGACGGGCCTTGCTAGTCATGTGGGCTAGGACAGGTACATCGTCTTGTGTGATCGTCTGCCCCAAGCTCCGCAGCTCCTGGGCCAGGGCTACTACATCGCCGTAGCTGGACATGTCCTTGTTGGCGATCGCCGTCCACATCCGCTGGTGCTCTTCGGCCAGGCCCTTAGCCTTGGCAGAGGTGGCAGCTTCCGCTTCAGCCCGAGCAGCCTGTCTATCAGCCTCCCGCGCCTGGGCCTGCAGCTCCACAATCTCCGCACGCAGCTTCGCATTACGCTCGTCCTGCGCCTCATCCAGCGCAGCATCTTCAGCAGCTCGCCGCTGCATCTCAGCTTCACGACGCTTGTTCGCAATAAGCTGCAGTTCGTGGCTGTTTGCTGCGTTAACTGTCGTTATAGGTGTAGGATCGATGCGGTGTTCGGACACTGTGCGGTGTTCTGCAACCTTTTCCTGTATTTCTTCGTCGATCTGGTGCATTGCCACTTCTTCAGGCTCGACGGGAGCCTCCGCAACTGGCACGATTTCCTTCTTGACAGCTTCCTCAACACGAGCCTGCGCCCGCTTAGCCGCGGCGCGCTTCTCCTTAGCCTTGCGCTTAGCCTCCGACTTGAAGTAACCGGGGTTCTGCGCACCCCAATCCTTGCGCCGCTTGAGCTGACGGGAATACTTGTTAGCGATGCTATTATATTTCTCGGTGTTCTCAGTCCGTGCAACAGCCTCTTCGTACGTCATTGCCGGACTGTCACTTCCAAAGATGTTGGCGTGCTTGCCCTCCCAGATACCGTGCTTAGTAACCCACAACTGCAGCGACGTCTTATCTTTGTCCTGCCGGATCTTCGCTTCCGCACGTTCGCGGGTAACATCCTTTTGGGTGATCGGCCGCCACTCTCCTGCGACATACCCAAATCCCTCCTTAGCGGTTCTAACCTTGTAAGGATCGACGTGCTTAGGATCACGGATCTCACTCTCGGTGAAGCCAGCATCACGCAGCGTATCAGGGTCGGTGCTTGGAGGGATTTGGGGGTCAACCGTGCCACCCTCTGTTGCTGCTGCGGCTTCCTTGTCCTCAGTCGTGCGTGTGTCGTTGGGGTCGCGCTGTGGTGTCCTCCGCTTTAGTTCTTCAATCTCCCTCTCGGCCAGCGTCTCGTCTTCACGGAGCCTATCCATCGTGGTGTTGAAGTCATAGACGGTGGCATCCTCGTCGCCGAGTTCCTCACGGTTGTGCCCACGCACCAGCTCTTCATAGTAGGCCATCGCAGAATCTTGCTGCTCTGGTGTGTCGTCGATGCCCGCTTCCTCAGACACAGGGTCCGTTTCCCGAGGCGCATTCTGCATGGCCCTATCGATGAGCCTGTCACTGTATGCAACCCTGCCAGCCTTGTATGCACTGCCGCCAGTACCGAGTGCCGTACCACCGATGGTACCCTTAGCCGCGGCGTTCATGATACCACTGAGATCCTCGGTGTCCCAGTCGCCATCGCCCACCGCGTTCTTGAATGCCGTGGTGATGACCTCCTGCGCACCTTCCGTGGTGCCCTCATAGCCCGCACCCTTGGCGCTGCTGGCCAGAATGTATTTGATTAGCGCGCCCTTGATCTTGGCACGTGCGTCCCGACTAGCGACCTGCGTGGCCTTACCCAAACCATAGACATCAAGCAGAGCGATAGGCACGCCCGCGATAAGGGAGAGTTTGGCTATGTCGTTGTGTGTGATTTCACCGTCGCGTATGCGCTGCTGCACGGTGGGGTCTTGCATGATAGCCTGACGAGTCTCGCCAACGCCGAATACGTATGATGTGGTACCTGCTCCGAGGGCAGCACCACCAACTGTGCCCAGACCTGGAGCTACTGTGGAACCCGCAGCCGCCCCCAGCAACGACGCAGCACCGACTGGCACTAGGGTGGCAGCTAGCTCACCGATGCCCTCACCAACATAGGTGAAGAACCCGCCGACACTGTCAACGTCCTCGAGCTTGGGTTCGTGTAGGTCGTAGCCCTCAGCGTTGTCTTCGCCCCAGCGTACGACGTCAGCACCCCACCTCTGGACGTGGTCTAGACCTGAGGTATCGCCGAGAGCCTGCATGGCTTGGCCGAGCATCTCTGCATTGCCACCACCAAGCTGGCTGATAAAGCCACGCGTGATAGCGCCCACATCCTCAGGGGTGGTAGTCGCACCCAGGACACGGTCAGTATACTCTTTGATTTCTTTGGGAACTTCTTCCGGCCGGGAGCCACGCTCGATCCACGTGTCTACCTTGTCGTCACCCCAGGCGTTAGCCATGACAGCGAGACGTTTGTTCTCGTAAAAGTTGTTGAAGCGTACAAAATCCTCGCCGACCGAGCTACTCGTCGGGTTGTATTCAGTGTTGCGCGCTGCCTCTGCTCTATGGAGCGCACCCACTATTGAGTTTTTGTTCGCCTCTGGAGAGAGGAAACGCTGTTGTATCGCTTGCGCTGCAGCCTCAGACCCGACATGCTCTTCAGGTACGTAAACTACTTCTCCAGTAGGCAGTTCGAATTCTGCCATTGGACCTTACTTCAATTGTTTAAGGTGCATACTATCCCAGGTTTTACCCTGTCCAGGAATTCTCCGCGGCCCGCTCATCGCTTCAATGCGAGCAAGGATAGCTTCCTTCTGTGGTCCCATCGTCATAGGATCGGCAGCCAAAGCGGCAAGTGCCTTCTCTTCAGCGTTAGGATACATCCGCGCCAGAGAACGCTGTGCAATGATTCGCCGCGCTTTCTCCGGTGAGATCTTGCCTGACACAACATGTGGCAGGACTTCCAACGACTCTTGTCGGAAGATGTTGTCGTACTCTTGGAGCTTCCCAGTGGGCATGCCCGCCTTCTTCCATGCAGCACGCGCCGTCAGCTCAGCCGCCTGGGCCTTGCGCTGTTCAATCTGCATCTTTTGCTTGGCTGCAGCCGAAGCCGAACGCTCTTGTCGCTGTGTCTTGTCGTCGAGGGCCGCAGTACCGACGCCCGCAGCAAGATCCTGCAGGAATGCGTTGTCACCCACAGCCTTGTTCTGGGACATGACTGCACCCATCTTGGCCAGGGTGTCCCAGTAGTTGGTACCGCCCTTATTCTGTCCAGCCTCAGCAATCTTCTGCCACCAGCCTTTGTCCTCTGCCTGGATGTCCTTGCCCTGCGTGCCACCGCCAACCGACGATGAAGGGACTGGAGCTATTTCCTCTGCTGGCGGATTATCATTCATGATGGGTACGCCAGCCTTCTGTGCCACCTCTGGGTTCGCTCTGGAGGGATTTGGGCGTGGCATATATAGCTTGCGCTCTGGTCCGTCCAGGATTCCAAGCCCTGTGGTCACCGGGTTACGGTCGTTGTCGACGCGGTCGAATGGGCGCTGGTCCTGGTAGGTAGTAACCTGCCCGTTTTGCCGCAGCTCCTCGCGCTCCCTGATATAGTCAGAGATCATGCCTGAGCCTCGTGGCGGAGTCGCCGGGGCGGGTTTAACATCAGTCGGACGCCGTCCAGCAGCACCCGCCACAGCGTTGTCATAGGGGTTGGGTACACCGACAGCCTTCTTGGTACCTGCTGGGTTTGTTTTTCTGCGGACGTTATCAGCTTCCTGTTGCTTCAGGAAGCCCATGATACCTTCGCCAATTACTGACATATCTCGCTCCTATATCCAGTCATTCGGATCACTGAGCGTATCAGAGAACGCAGACATGGTGTCCATACCGCCGCCGCCGCTACTGAACAGCCCGCCGACCCAATCAGAGACACCGCTTACGATGCCAGGATTGTTGCCCAGGTAGCTTCCGATGCCCGACACGATCCCACCAATCTGGGATATCGAGCTGGGGTCTGGTTTTGTTGTAGTCTTCGTGGATGATCCGTCCTGCCCATGTCCTTGTAGCAAGTTGTTATACCAGGAGATGTTCTGCCTCGGATGATTCTGTTGGCGCGTGAAATCATCGTAGGCCATGTTCAGGTTCTGCTGGTCGTAACCCTGGTTGACAGAGCCGATGCCTGCCAGCGAAGATACGTCCTGCGCATTCATGCCTTGGCGTACGCTTCCTTGTCCGGCAATGGCACCGCCGAGGCCCATCTGAACCTGCTGTTGGTTGTTGAATTGATTGAGGCCTTGTTGATAGTTGGCCTGGTTGGACTGGTCAATGTATCGCTGCTTCTGCTGCGACTGATTGCGCGCCATTTCGGCCTCTACGATCCCATGGCGTGAACCACCGAACGCACCTGCGTTTACTGCGCCAGCCTGCACTCTAGTATTATCGATTTGGTTTTGCCTATTCATCTCTTCCAGCGTGTTCTGCTGTACTAGATTAGAATAAGGATTCATGTACTGTTGGATGCCAGCCTGTGTAGGAGCCTGCCCAGCAGCCCGCATTGTCGCGAGACCCTCGTCCTGCAGCCCTTGTGCAACACCGAGATTGTCGCGCCCCATCTGGAACGCAGTCTCCTGGTCCTGGTTGAACTCAGCCAACCTGGGGTTGTTATACGTCTGGTAGCCCGTCTCGCTTTGCTCGCGAGCACGACCCATAAGGTGTTCATACTCAGCCGATAGCCACGGTGGAGTCGAACTAGATGTAACTACATTTGTTGTTGGCATTGCGCTATCCTATTCACTTCCCCACCACCAGTCAGGCTCTGTGCTGGGACCTGGCAAAGTTTCGTCCCCATCAATCGCACCCCAATTCGCACTCTCTCCGGTCGCTATCGCAATCCTGTTGCTCTGGGCCGAGATGCTATTACCTTGAGCTGTCCACCCCTGGTTCTTCATGTCCGCAGCTACTGCTGCCTGCATATTCGCACGGTCCATGTCACGCCGCGCTTCCCATTGCATCTGATTGTGCGGTGCCTCGTTGAACTTGAAGTCCGCGTTGTATGTGATCTTGCCGTCCTTGATCGAACCCTGCGTCGGGTTGTTCGTGTAGAACTCTTGGATGCTGGCCTGATCCTGCCCATCGAGAGCGTCGTAGCCTGCCTGTCCCAAGTTCCTGGCGTACCGTCCGCGGGCATCCACCCAAAGCTTATGCACCGTATCGCCGTTGGCCTGATTCAACGCCGTATTAAATGCGGGATCGATGCCCTCGAACGTGGACGCCTTAATCATTCGCACCAGCATGCTGTCGATGATCGGCGCGAATGGTGCTTGCTCTGTTTCATATCCGCCATCGAGATCGAAGCCTTCCTCGCCCCATGTTCCAGACATTACATCTGTATCAATCCTGATGGGCATGCGCGACTCGACGCCGTTGACCACCATCTCGTAGTTGCCGCGGTGCGAAACGAACGACACTGCTGGTCCGCTAGTAACCTTGCCGGTGCCGCCAAACGCCTTGGCAATGTTAGACAAGCCGCCTGACAGCGCAGGTCCGATTGCGCTGAACTTCTCGCTATTGAAGCCGTTGTCACCGCCGTGGCTGTCCACTCCATACTCGCCGTTCGCGCCAACAGTCATATTGAAGCCGCCGTTGGGACCAACCGAACTCTTGGAGAAGATGCCCTGCGCGATCTTCATGGCAAAGATGGCTGCCACACCTGCCGGACCTGCCGACATGGCTGTGGTAATGTATCCGATGTTAGACAGGAAGCCACCAATTGGCCCCATGCTGTCACCGATGAGCTGCCCTGCGATCTTGCCCGCGATGCCGATACCGGACGACATGCCCGCTGACATGCCCGCGCCCGCTGATGCACCCAAGGCTCCTGCATCTGATGCCGTCGAACCGATGCCGCCAGCGATGCCCTCAGCCCCGATAGATCCTGTTACGCCTCCAAGGTAGTCAGCACTGAGCTGTCCTGCCAGGGTTCCCGCCCCCGTAGGCAAACCGTTTAAACCGATGCTGCCCATGAAGTCGCTGACGCCACTTTTGAGAGTTGTTATTCCACTGTTGATCGAGTTCTTGAGATCATCGGGTAGAAGGTCATTCAAAATCCCTCCATCAAGAATCTCATCTCCACCCCCACCGCTGATATCGATGTTGCCTTCGTCTGTGACAACCCAGGCATCACCTGTCAAGGAGCCATCACCACCTGCGTACGAGTCAACGCCACCATAGATAGCGTCAGTCGTACTTCCGTCAGCTGCCCAGGTTCCGTCGTACCAATCACCTGCCGCACTAAAGTCATCAGTAGCCAATGAATCAAAACCATCGACTACTGGGGTTACCGTATCCACTGAAACGGCAGGTTGGGCAGCATTTGCAGCAGTGTCAGATACAGTAGATGCAGCAGTGTCAGATACAGTAGATGCAAGGTCAGGCGCGGCCACGCCCGCTGCCACACCAGCATCAGACGTTGTGACAGAAGTATCAGGTGTCTCGCCATCGTTGAGAACGCTCTTAGCAATACTGCCGAGCAGCTTACCACCAGCACCCAGGATGACAGGACCTAGACCAACAGCCGCCGCGCCCATAGCCTGAGCATTGCTAAGACCATCATCACCTGAATCACCACCGCCCCCGGTTGCAGCCGGAGATGGCACAAAGCCTTCCACGGGACCCGCACCTGGGACTCCATTTGGAAAGAAGTTGTGCTCTACGGTAGAACCATACCGCGCAATGTTTTGTAGGGGGTTGTTCCCTACTGCGCCATGTGGATCTGGAGTCGATTCGTTTGCCATATACTATTATACCACACTTTGTGGCTTCCTGTCAAGTTAAGGGCGGACCCAGAAGATCATAGTTGCTGTAGCTGCACCCGTCGCGCTAGCTGTGCTTACGTTGATACGCCCTACGATATTGGTAGCAGAGACACTCTCCACCTTAAGGAGGTTGTAGGCCCAGTCATCTACATCAGTAGCTTCTACTATACTAATGACACAATGAGAGATTTCAGGGATGAAACCAAACACATTGGCGACTGTTACAGTCTTGTTACCTGTGCTGTCGATGGCAAAGGAGCCACTCAGCTCAGAGAGTGTGAGGGCTGTGTTGACTTCACGATCCCGCGCTGCCAAAATGCGCAGCATGTCAGCCATCCACCGTTGGACCAACGGGTCTGCTGAGCCTGGTGGGTCCGGGTACCGGGGGCGGCGGGGAAGCTGTAGATCACCATGTGCCATTACCGACCTCCAGTAATCTTGGTCTGCATACGCATGTGACCCATGCGCCAGTCATCACCGATTCCGTCGCTAGCAAACCTCAGGGCAAACTGTCGCCCTTTAGCTCGGAAGCTAATCTTGCCGTCGGAGCTGGTAGCTGTGTATGGACCCTTGGTGATCTGGGTCGCATTGGGGTAGCGCCGTGTGTAAATAGTGATATCTAGGTTGCCCGTAATGTCGGCGTCAAGGATGAGCTTGTCGAGTAGCATTAGCCTGTCGCCCGAACCTACCTCGTACTCACCTGTCTCAATGTAGGAGCTAATAGCCGAGCCAGCCGCATCCACACCATCCTCCTGCGAGTACAGCTTGGTATCGGCATCCATCCACATAGGATTCTGAAATAGCCCGATGTCGATACCCGCGGTGCGACCCATGGTGCCGGTCACCCAGGTTTCCTCAAGGTAATTGTAGATCACGTAGCGGTCGTTCTCATTGCTGCCTGCGCTGGGATAGAACCACCACACCTCGTTGAACTGCGTGTTAGGTATGCAGCACACCAGGTCCTGCTGTTCCGTATTGAAATCCTCTTGGATCTTGCGCAGCACTGGGCACTGTAGCACCCGCACCGAGCCATCATATACATAGAAGTTGCGCGAGATGCGCCCCATCCAGAATACGCGTGAGGCGGCCTCGGCACGGGCCAAGGGACCTGCAATACCTGAACCCTTGCCGAGTAGCTCGAACCCGAACGTATACGGGGGTCCGATAAATTGCATGGAGTAGACCGCGGTGTCCGTCCAGATGAGCGACAGCGCCCGAGTGTTGATGCCCGAGATCAGTTCGTTGCCCTCTGTGACACGAAACGTACCCGCGGTATTGGTTGCCGCAGCAGTCCATGTGGTGTTGTCTTCTTGATCCGACCAGTGCACTAGCAGAGGATCAATAGTGCCCCCTGCTTCATCACTGCCCAGCACTACGGCGTGGCGGTCGCCTTGAGACACGAAGACATAGTTACACTTCGTTGGGGCGTTACTCACAGCGACCGCCCGCGTTCCTGTTCCTACGCTAGCATCCCACGTGTAGAGGCCTGCGCCTCGAGGACTTGCCAGCAGATCTTCACCCCAGTTAACCAGGGACCATGTGCGCGCGGGAAAGATGTCGGTGCCGCCCGTTGAGGGATCGCCCCAACCATCGTCACCCCAGCCACCGATACCCCAACCTTCACCGAGCACTGAGCTGCTCAGCCCAGAGTCGATGTAATTTTGAAAGGTGGCCGACGCACCGCCCGTCGTAGCGTCTGTCGATGTTGCCTCCGTAGAGTGCGTAATCGTGTACGTATCGTCGTCCACCTTTGTCACTAGGTAATCCCCCGCAATCGTGATGCCGCCACCTGCGGAAGCACCAGCAATTGTAACGCGGTTACCTGTAATCTGTCCGTGAGAAGTCTCTGTCACTGTCACCTGCGCCGACGTCGCTACGACCGCGAAGGAGTCCAGAGCATATGTACCGTTGGTACCTACTGGTGTGATGTCCACCCACGTAGAACCAGTAAAAATCTGTAGCATGACTGATCCACCGCCAGCAATGTGCTTGACGTTGGCCAGCGTGTTCCACCCAAGCAGGGTTCTGCAGGAACCGAAGTCGAATGTGTCGGTGCCGTTCTGCACCCAGCCGCCGATCTTCTCTGGCATGGCTTGTCGGAATCGTACATAGTCAGCCGCGATCCACCGGGGACCGGCAGCATAGTCTGTGATATCCTCGACCAATCCGGCTGCAATGTTGATCTTACCCAAGGGCATTTGCGAGTCTCTCCTCTGCATTCTTGATTGGCCGCATACCTTTGCGCGCGGGATGCTCATCCGCGAGGCCGAGGAACTTAGCATAGTTGTCGATATTCAGGCACGCCTTCAAGTGATCATTGCGCCTATATGTCTTAGGATCAGCGCCGTCATGGAAGAGACCATAGCCACCCAGAAACATAGCCCACATGTCCCACGTTGCGACAGGAATGCCGCTGTTCTCAATGTGCTCATGATAGAAATCCAATTGTCCCAACCTGGACCAAGTCATTTCTTGGAGGGATTTGGGCAGGAGCGCATACTGTTCCCAGTGTCCTGGGCCGAAGCTGTCTGGCTCCGTGCGCATCTCGTCCGCGGGGTTGTCCCAGAAGTAGTTCGGGCAGCGCATCCTTACATTGGACGCGAGCCTGCGGTGGATGCCAAACAGCTCTTCCTTGTTCCAGGTCTGTGTGTTCTGTGCGTCCAAGCCCTTCCACAGTTCGTCAACTCGCTCCATCGCTGCGTGCCGCGACATGTCTGTCTGGCGGGCGAGGATGTGGCGAAAGCAGTTCTTGCCGTCGAAGCCGGGTCGAAGTGGGCGCGCAGTGTTGCCCACCGTAAAGTCTGGAAACGGAGACATGACCAGAGGCTCACCCTTGTAGTCCAAGAAGGTAGTCTCAGCCGTAATGGTTTCAAACTCCCTGTAGACATCCTGCATGAAATCTGCTATCTGGGTGCCGCGTCTAAAGTTCTCTTCGTTGAGTTCACGGTATTCCTTCGTCGCCTCCCACATGGCTGGGCTATTGTTCTCGGGTTGTACCGTCAAGCGCAGTATTGTAATTCTGTGATCAGTCTCCGTGAGCGCCTTCCACAGTAGGTATGAGGAATTGACGCCACCACTGAACGGGATCATGATTTTCATTAGTTTTGTGAACTCCCTGTTCTTGTGCCAGTCACGACAAAGTTTGCATAGGTCGATAGGCCGTCGCAGTAATAGCCGTTGGATGCGCCACCTGCACCACTAGCACCGGCCACAGCACCTGCACCTGCTGCACCTCCTGCTCCTCCTGCGCCTCCGGCTCCGCCAGCTCCGCCAGCACCACCAGACCAGTTAGGTCCGCAGCCGCCACCACCTGACAGACCTGTTCCACCTGTAGTACCTGTTGAGCCGGTCGTGCCTGTAGCCCCGCCCGCCCCAAGGCTTCCGGCTGAGCCAGATGCGCCTGTGCCACCTGCTGTAGCGAACGTGCCACCTGTGCCTGTTGCGGCCGAGTCGTTGCCAGCACCATCGCCACCTGTAGCACCTGTGCCACCTGTTCCTCCGGTTCCGCCGGTCGATCCAGTAGCACCCGCTGCTCCAGTAGCACCTGTTGCTCCGGTGTTGCCGTTGAAATCGGCGCAACCTTTATTGCTAGTATACGATACACCCGAGCCGCCTGTGCCACCTGTACCGCCTGTGCCTCCTGTGCCACCCTTACCGCCAGTACCGCCAGTACCGCCTGTTCCACCAGCGCCTCCGCCCCCGCCGCCACCTTGACGGATTGAGCCACTGTTGTAAATGTCAGTTGCGTAAACAAGCTTGAGCGCTGTTCCCGATGCCGCGCCACCTGCACTACCTGCACTACCCGCGGTAGCTGTATTACCTGTGTTGCCTGTGCCGCCGGTTCCGCCGGTTCCGCCTGTGCTACCAGGGTAGCCTGCGTGGTGTCCTACACCGGAGTTACCGCCAGCGCCTCCAGCTCCACCTGTACCACCTGTGCCACCTGTTCCTCCAGTGCCTCCGGTTCCACCGCTACCACCAGTTCCACCCGCTCCACCTGTTCCACCCTTGCCATCGATGATACCAGCGTTTACGAGGATGACCTTAGTCTTGTCAGCGGTAAGGCCGGTCGCCGTGATCGAGAGGGAGAGTGTGCCCGCCTCTGCGTCACTGCCGCCGATGACTGTACCTGAGCGTACGATACCGATGACATCACCACCGCCAGCGCCACCAACCCAGTCGCCATCAGGGGCAGCCGACATCAGGGTGTTGAAGACTTGGTCATTGCCCGCCGCGATCTCAAAGCAGATCATCGGGCGTACGTTCATTGCCATCATGACTAGGCGTCCGTGTTAGTCGAGCCGGTCCAGTACAGCTTGATGCCCAGCAGCTTCGCGTCCACGCCGAGGGTGTCCGAGGAGACCTGTCGGTATACACGGAAGTGGGTCAAGCCGTCGTCCGCTGCGTTGGTGATTGTGATCGCCGCACTCTCTGGTCCAACGTGGACGTCGAGGGCTGTGATCAGGGTGTCTGCCGAGACGATCCCCGTGCCGAAGTCAGCGCCGTCGATGGCAGCCGAGTCGATCATGGTGATGCCCTGCAGCATGAAGTGAGCCGTGCCCGAGCCTGAGGCCGCGGTCCAGACTGGCTGGAAGGTGACCGTGCCAGCATTCCACCGCTTCGGGAAAGCGTATGTGAACTGCACGTGCTCCTGCGTGGTGGTGTCGAAGTCAAAGGTGCGCGACATGATGTCGTGAGTCGTGGACTCGGTGAGCCCTGACGCTGCCCCGTTCGTAGCCTGCGAGGTCATGCCACCGGCTGGGACCCAGAGGGTCTCCTTGGTGGTGCCGGTGATAGCCGTGTCGAACACGAAGGTGTCCGCCCCGATCTTGCCCGCACCAGGATCGCTGGAACCTTCCATGTAAAGGCCCTCTTTAAAGTTAGCATTGGCAGTCAGCGTGGAGTTAATCATCGTGTTAATAGTAAATCGCCCATACTCGATACCGCCCGTAACATCCATAATTGCAGCATCAATAGCAGCATACGATGTTTGGTTACTGCCAGAATCTTCACCAGCAAAGACAATCCGTCCTAATATGTCATTGGTTGCCGGAGAAGCACTATTACGATGCAGCGTCAGAATTGGCCCTACATTCGCACTAGTGTTGTTGCTTGTGTACGTCAACGCACCTTCAACCGGTACGACACCCGAACCAGCCTTTGAATATACTAGATGCCTGTGTCCCGCATTAATGTTGGTTGAGCCATTGCCATTGGTCAGAGTAATGGTACTATTATCGGTGCAGCCGTTGTAGACGATGTAGACCTTGTCGACGTCCGGGATGGTGACCGTGTGCGTCTGGCCGGGCGTACCGGAGAAGTCCAGTACCGCGGCCCGCGCCTCATCCGCCGAGTTGTTGGCAGTGGTGAGCGACGAGCTGGCCCCCGAGAGGGTGATCGACTGGACGTCCGAGATGGCGTCCTCGAGCATGTTGAAGGCCGCGTCAACGAGGTCACCCCAAGCGCCCGAGTTCGAGCTGTTGGTCTGGTTAACCAGCCGTAGATTTGTGGTATATGTATCAGCCATTAGTTAATGTTCCTAAAGTTTTTGATCCGCTTGCCCTTCTTGCGGGTGATTGGATCATCACGTTCGTAGTTGTACACAACCTCTCGGTCGCGCAATTCTTTCATCTTTGCTTGTAGGAGCTGCTTCTCCGACAGGACCACCTCAAATCCCTCCGCCGTGTTCTTAATCCACTGCTTGAAGTCGGCGTTGGAGAGGATGGAGCCGTCTTCGTTGAGCGGCACCTGGTAACGCGTGCCACCCTCGCCGTCGAACTCAATCCAGATGTAGCCTTCATCGTCTATGTCGCTAATCCAGTACTTAGATTTCGCCATGACTCTCACCAAAGCGCGCCTCGGTCCGGCGCTGTTTGCGCATCTCTTCGTCTCTCAACCTCTTAATACCTTCTAAGTATGCCTTCTCCCACACTGGCAGCATACCCGGCTCTTCGCCGCGGTTAAGTTCTTGAAGAAACGCTGCAGACTGTACAAGACAAGCGAATAGCAGTACATCAGGCGCGTTGGTTGACAGCCAGGTCGTTGTGTTGTCACTCGCAAGCCGCGCAGGGCGATGGGTATATTCCAAGGTATAGACGTAGGAGGCATCTGGAGTGGGGGCGATGAGGAATGTGTCGTC